AGCGTCCTTCTGGTTGTGAGTATTGTTGGAAGATTGAAGACACCGGGAATAGAAGTGATCGTGTCTACAGGAGCGGAGAATATTGGGCACAAAATTCTAGAAAAGATATTATAGCGAGTACAGGAAATAATCTAGAAATTAATCCCAGATACGTTGAGGTTAATTTTAATCAGGCTTGTAACTTTAAATGCTCTTACTGTTCGCCACATTTATCTAATACATGGGAAAGAGAAATATCTAGACACGGTGCCTATGAGATTATTGGCACTGACGGCAAACGTTCAAGACATAATGACGTAGGGCACTTAGATAAAATTGGCATGATGCCGAAAAAATTATCACAAAAAGAAAACCCGTATGTTGAGGCGTTTTGGAAATGGTGGCCCGACCTTTATCAGACACTAGAAGTTTTTAGAATGACTGGTGGCGAACCATTAATGGACTCTAATACATTTAAAGTTTTAGAATACATTTACGAGAATCCCAATGCTTGGTTGGAAGTAAGTGTTACAAGCAATATGTGTCCTCCCAAGCCAGCGCTTATGAATAAGTTTATTTCTTTATTACAAAAATTAGAAGAGATACAAATTTGGCATAGCGAAAGATGGAATCCAGGCTCAGGAAATAATTGGTATGTTAATATGGCAGTTAAAAACTTTGCTGTCTTTGTTAGCTTGGACGGAATGGGAAAACAAGGAGAATATATACGGGACGGACTTAAAATGAAAACATTGAAAAAGAATGTTAACAGAGTCCTAAGCGAGACTTGTAATACAACTGTTAGCTTTATTAATACTTTTAACTCTTTAAGTTTACCTAGTTTTAAGGAGTATTTGCAGTATATTTTAGAACTTAGAGGAGAGTATTCGAGGGAAAACCAGGGCGTAAAGACGATTCCTATATATGACGAATATAATACACACCCAGACTTTGAAGTACACCCTAGACAGCGTATTTGGTTTGATGTTCCTTTGTTACGAAATCCTCAGTGGCAATGTATCAACACACTTCCACCACAGTTTGAAAAATACTTGATTGACTCTATTCAGTTTATGGAAGAGAATACAGACACAGATAACTTTGTTGGTTTTTATGATTTTGAAATTGACAAAGTAAAAAGAAATTTAGAATGGATGCGAGCTAGAAACAATTCCAAGGAAACTACAACAATAGCAAGAAAGAATTTTGTTAAGTTCTTTAAGCAACATGATGAAAGACGTGGTACAGATTTAATAGAGACGTTCCCAGAATTTAAGGACTTATGGAGAAAATATGGCGAAGAGTGATAAGATAGTTTGGGGTGTTGCCGCGGGTACACACGATGCCTCTCTAACTGTTATGCAAGGCGATGAAATATTATTCGCATCTCATTCAGAAAGATTTAGTAGAGTTAAAAATGACAAGGACCTACATCCAAAACTTGTAGAGTATGCTTTAACATTTGGCAAACCCACAAAAGTATATTGGTATGAGAATCCTCTACTCAAGGCATATAGAAAATGGTCTGCCGGTCAGAAGAACATCTGGTTGAGCCCTAAAAAATATATGAAATCGTACGGCATTACTGCACCAATTAAATGGGGACTACACCACAAGTCTCACGCAGCCGCAGGACTATATACGTCTCCCTTTGACGATGCCGCGGTAGTAGTTATTGATGCTATTGGTGAAATGCAAACCACAACAATATGGGAAACAACAAAAAATAGAAAACTCAAAAAACTTATTTCTTGGAACTACCCATTTTCAATAGGTCTCTTTTATTCTGCATTTACTGCTAGAGTAGGGCTGAAGCCAAATGAAGATGAATACATTCTAATGGGAATGTCTGCTTACGGAAACCCAGATAGATTCTATGATGAAATTTGTGGCTTGATTGATTCAGAATATAATTTTCACCGGGGTGTTAGGCACTGGAGACCAGAACTAAAGCCTGAGGATTATTTTGACGTTGCCGCCGCAGTGCAAAAACTATATGAAAAGAATTTAGAAATTATGTTAGTTAAAGCCAAAGTCAGATCACAAAAGAATAATCTTGTACTGATGGGCGGGTGTGCATTAAATTGTCTGGCAAATAGACTTATTCCTTGGCACTTCGAAAACAGTTGGATAATGCCCAACCCAGGTGACGCTGGTTCTTCATTGGGAGCAATATTAGCAGCAAGAGAAACTCAGGCTAGATGGAGAAGCCCTTACACGGGTTATGACATTAAAGGCGAATACCCCACGCAAGCTATACTAGATGAATTGTTTAAAACTGGCATGGCAGGAGTCGCAAACGGCAAAGCAGAGTTTGGACCTAGGGCATTAGGCAATCGAAGTTTGTTAGCAGATCCTAGGGGTAGTCGAATGAAGGATAAAGTTAATACGATTAAACAGCGACAAGAATACAGGCCGTTTGCTCCTGTTATTAGACTGGAAGATGTAAAGGAATGTTTTAATGTACCTGAGGATTTCGCCTCTCCATATATGCAGTACGTTGTTACTTGTAAACAACCAAAGAAATATCCAGCAATTGTTCATGAGGATGGGACGTCAAGAGTACAAACTGTTACAAAAGAAGAACATCCTGGATTGTATGAATTGTTAACAATCTGGAAGGATCGCACAGGCTGCCCAATGTTACTAAATACAAGTTTAAACATCAAAGGACAGCCTATTGTGAACACCGAAAAAGAAGGTAGAAAATTTGAAAAAGTTTATAATGTAAAGGTGTTTTCTTAGGTTCAGAGCCAAAGAAAGATATAAATAAAAACATGGGACAGGTAGTAAACTTTATAAGACGTAAAGAGCCCGAAGCGAAGGCTATCATCGGGTACAGGATGTCCTTCTATTCTGAAGAAGAGCTAGAGATAGCACTGGTTGCCCTCAATATGTTTGGGTGGGAACAAATCAGATACACAAAAAACAATCTAAAAGGAATTGATCCTTTGTTTATCAAAAGATGTTTGGTACGATTAAAACATTTAGACTGGATATCTAGAGATGGAAGAAGGTTAATTGATAATATCATATCTAATGTAGAAGAAATATACCAAGAGAAAGTAGGATAACTATGCCGATATATTCGTTTGAAAATCAGGAGACAGGTGAAGTCAACGATCACCTAATGAAATATTCCGAAGTTGAACAATTTCTAGAAGACAACAAAAATTTAAAACAAATCATTACTGGCTGTTTCTCTATTGTTGGAGGAACAGGAGATAGAACTAAAGCTCCATCAGGCTTTAAGGAAGTTTTATCCAAAATCAGCGACGCAAATCCATCATCAAATCTCGCAAGTGATTATGGGAAGAAGGATGCCAAGTCTGTTAAAGTCAGAGAGGCAGTACAACAGGTGAAAAAGAGATTAGGAAAAATCCACGATTAATACTAAGAATTCAATAAACTTTAATTATGTTTTATTGATTACCGAGGCGGCATAGAGTTTCTGTGCCGTCTTTTTTTCAACCTAAAAACCGTAAACACCGGAGAACTAAGATGGCTAAACGACAAAAACTGCAAGTAGTACATAACACTTGCGATCGTAATCCTCCCAATAACAATAGTCTTAAATTGCGTATAGATGATATGGCAACTTTCTCGGCTATGACTGAAACACAAGGACAATTCTTTTCGTTATACAATTCTAACAAAGCGTTTCTATTACACGGATGTGCAGGAACAGGGAAAACTTTTATTGCTTTATATCGAGCATTAGAAGAAGTTTTAATGAAAGGCAATTCTTATGATAAAGTAGTTATTGTTAGATCTGCGGTACCGTCTAGAGACATTGGGCACTTACCGGGCGACGAAAAAGAAAAGACTGAGGTATATAGTTTACCCTATCAGTCTATGTGTCAAGACTTTTTTCCAAACAAACCTACACCATACAAGCGCTTGCTTGAACAAAAGCATTTAGATTTTATGTGTACATCTTTTGTACGGGGTATAACCTTAGATCATGCTATTGTAATTGTAGACGAATGTCAAAATATGAATGACATGGAAATCAACAGCATTATGACTCGACTAGGCAATACGTCTAAGATTATATTTTGCGGCGACTTTAGACAGACTGATCTTTACAAGAGAGGCGATATGTCTGGACTCAAGAAGTTTATGGTAATCGCTGAGAATATGCAATCATTCAGAACAGTCGAATTTGTACCTGAGGACATTGTTAGATCTAGCATTGTTAGAGAGTACATCGAAGCTCGAATGGACTTCGAGGACCAGTTCGAAAATAGTTAAAATAATGCTTGACATTTAGAATATCCTGTAGTATAATTGTTTATATAATTGAGAAAGAGGTGTGTTATGCTACAGGATAGTGTTGTTGAGGTGTTACAAGAGGTCACCGATTGGGGAGATTCCCCTGTAACCAATGGTGAATATCACCTAAATGCGGCTGGGCAACTAGTCGGATATCGTCCAAATACGGATTCTCCCGTCAAATTCTTCTCTAAACCGATGAAGTTATTCTCTAAAACTCGAAGAAAATTCCAAAAGATTTCATAAATGCTGTTGTTTCAGTATGTTACAAGGGAAAATAATTCAAAAAAAGTGCGTTTTTTGCTTGACTTTTGGCAAAAAAGGTTGTATAATACTTGTATAAAATGAAAAAACAACTTAAAAAACGTGAGGTTTATATGGAAAAGTTACTACAGAAAGCACAAGAAGTCGCAGATTTGATGCTCAAAGACTACGACAATTGGACAAAAAGATGTGCCGAGGCTAACGGCTGGGACTATAGAAGTTCCGAAGAAAAGGGTGTTACAATAACACTAGAAGAAGGCAGAAACTTTATTAAGTTCGTTAAGACTGATGGTCAGTCTTGTGTGAACGGGTTTGTTGTTAAGAATCCACCAAAAGGAATTGACAACAAAACAGGCAAACCTTTCCAAGTCGGTGACTTGTTAATGGCAGCGTCCTGGTCGGCTCCTGCGAAAAACTTTGCAAGAGGAAATGTGTTTCAACCCGAGACACTTGGTAAATGTATTAGATGGACAGGAGTTCTTTAAAATTGTTTGAACATAATATTGTTGATATACCTCAACTAAAACAAATTAACACAGACGCCGGAAGGAGATATGAAACTCCTTCTGGTACGCTGTACCCGTCAATTACGACAATCTTATCTCATAAGTCTAAGCCCTTTATTGATGCTTGGCGCAAACGAGTAGGAGCAGATGTTGCTAACAAGATTAGCAATAAAGCCTCAACTCGAGGGACAAAGATTCACCAATTGTGCGAAGACATTCTTAATAATAAATTGACAGACGATTCAAGTCTCAATTATATTGATAAAGAAATGTTCCAAAAGTTTCGTCCTTTGTTAGACGACATAGGTGTGATTAATAGTATTGAATCCAAGCTATATTCAGATCACTTACGTCTTGCAGGACAGGTTGACTGCATTGCCGAGTATAAAGGCAAAGTGTCAATTATTGATTTCAAAACTTCTATGAAACGTAAAACTAGAAGTATGTGTGAAAACTATTTTATACAATGCTGTGCTTATGCTATTATGTTTGAGGAGCGTACAGGTATTCCTGTATCTCAACTAGTAATACTTATGGCAGTCGAGGGTGAAGAGCCCATCGTATTTTGTGAGAAGAGAGACGACTATGTTGCCAAACTTCTAGAAGCAAGAGACGACTACGAAGCGGCGTATAAATAAAATGCCTGTTGAGGGTTGTAGTAAAACGAGGCTGGACGTGGGTTCGACTCCCACCGCCTCCACCAAAAGCACACTGAGCGCTAGTGTGTTTTTGATGGGGGCGAAATGGTATCGACAGTCAAGAAAATAAGCAACAAGAGGGTCGTCAGAGTAGACGTAAAAACTATTTTAATCTAAATGCAAACGCAAACGATTACGCATTAGCAGCATAGGCTAATTGAGGTATGGGCTCCACCTTATAATCAAACGGGCCCAACATTAAAGGAGGACTTCCATGAGGACATTTCTAGGAATAATCTTGGGACTTTCAACTTTTCCAAGTACAGGTACAGGATTAGATGAAGCCACAGATATTGATTTTAGACAGGTACATTGTTTAGCACACAATATTTATTTCGAAGCATCCAACCAAGGAACTGCTGGAATGGTTGGAGTAGGACAAGTAACACTCAATAGAGTAAAGTCTAAAAAATATCCTAATACAATTTGCGAGGTTGTATACCAAGCAGAGTATAGGATAAACTGGAAAGGTAATAGAGTTCCTGTCCGAAATCGGTGCCAGTTCAGTTGGTATTGTGATGGGAAAGCAGAAACAATACGTTACCCAAAGGATTATGATGAAGCTTATATTATGGCAGAACTTCTAATAGAAGACCGCCTAGTTGATATAACAGATGGTGCCTTATTTTATCATGCGGATTATGTTAGCCCAAAGTGGGCAAAGAGCATGGCACAAAAAATAAAAATAGGCGACCATATCTTTTATTAAAAGTTTGACAAATTACAAAAAAGATTATATAATACACGCATGAGTAAACAAATTCCAAATATTATAGTAACCGGCGGGTGTGGGTTTATTGGATCACATCTTGTTGAAAAACTTCTATCAGAGGGGTTCTTTGTTACTGTAGTAGATGACAGACGGGCGGGCAACAATGTAGTTACGCATCCTAATGTGTTATACATTTTCCAAGACGTGGGAGCATTCAATCCTTTTGTTTCAGAGATAGACCCGCCCGTCGCAATATTTCACTTAGCAAACAGTCCGAGAGTTAGACGCTCTCTAGATTACCCTACAGAGACCATTGTCAATAATGTTGTTACTACTGCCACTGTCTGTGACTGGGCACGAGTAATGAACTGTAGGCTGTTCTTCGCTACATCTTCAAGCACCAAGTATATTAAGGAATCGAGAAACCCTTACACTTGGAGCAAGTATACCTGCGAAGATATGTTAACCCTTTATAAGGATCTATACGGACTAGAGTACACAAAGATGTTCTTTTATAATGTGTACGGTCCTCGAGAAGCAGACTATGGCGAGTATAGTACAGTTATTAGAAAATTTAAACAGGATTACTTACAAGGGAAAAGTTTGACGGTATTTGGCACAGGTGCTAAAGAAAGAGACTTCACTCATGTTTATGATGTTGTCCAAGGATTGTTAGATTTATTGATAGACGAACAATGGTATGAGAATGTACACCTAGGCAAAGGTTCACCTCAGACTATTCAGTCTATTGCAGAAGAATTTAATACTTCAATTGTCTACTCTTTTGATAAAGAAGGGGAGGCACAAAGAACCATGTGTGAACGACCGTATACAGAGTGCCCAACGAATGTTCATACTTATATTAGAAACTGGGTACGGGAGAACAGCGGTGACCGCCAAATTAGTCGTTGACAATACTATGACAGAAGAAAAAATAAGTGATGTGCTTTTAATCACTAAAAAATTTAAAACATCTATAGAATTTTCACAATTTATTGAGAGACGTTCCTTTGACGAGAGATCGTCAATCATGGACGTTATAATTGATTATTGTGAGAAGGAACAAATAGAACTTGAGTCCGTTAACAAATTACTTAGCCCTAGTCTTAAAGAAAAAATTAAGGTAGAGGCGATGTCGTTAAATATGCTCAAGGAGAAAGAAAATAAATTACCAATATAGGTACAATGTGGATCCCTTTGATGTTTACAAATTATATCTAGCTTTAAAGTTACACTTTACAACAGAAAGCTATGATATAACTAAAACTAAGGGTGCCGTGAGAGGTAAGAAAGAAACTTTTTTAAAGAGAAAAGATCTTACTTCAATTCGTAAACTAGCTAGAGATTATAGCAAGAAGGAAGTAATAGAATTGCTTGTTGCTAACTTTGTTAGTGGAGATAAATGGGGAGGAGTGTTTGACACTGATTCCGCAGAACGGTACAAGAAGTGGTTGACAACTAGGGATCGTTTGTTGTATACTTTTGGAGTAGATTTAGATAAAGTTATTTTCCGTATGGAGATAGAAGAGTCTAAGTCTGCAATTGAAGAAGAAGGGCATCCACTTATTTTTAAGATGTTGATGAGTGGTGAAATAAATTTAGAAACAGTTGTTATAATGGAAAAATTGATTCCATTTGTTGACAAGTATAAAGACGATTTTGTATTAGATGAATTGTGTTTATTGGTTTCTAAATATAAACCTTTTGTGAGGATTGATAAACAATCCGTTATGGAAAAACATCTAAAAGCAATACAGAAGGTGTACGGCAATGTCTAAGTCGAGACGAAATCTTGATGGAGATAAAAAAGTAAAAAGAGTCGGCAAAACGGTAAAGCAGAAGCTTGACAAATACCCAGCTCTTATATATAATATGTACTCATCTGATAAAACGGATGAGCTACAAGGTGTTATGGAAGAACTTTACAATGAAGAACGAAATAACAAATATACAACGCAATACAACGCATACAAATAATACAGGAGAAATATATGTCGTTTAATTCACTATCGGATCTACGCAAAGCGCGTGGTGGCTTCGACAACTTAATGAAAGAAGTCGAAAAAATTGGTAACCCTAGTCAAGGAAATAATTCCGCTGACGAACGGGAATGGAAACCCACAGTAGATAAAGCAGGCAACGGTTATGCCGTTATTCGCTTTCTTGCACCAACAAAAGGAGAGGAATTTCCTTGGGTGCGTTTATGGAATCATGGATTCCAAGGACCTACTGGCAAATGGTATATCGAAAACTCTCTTACTACCCTAAATCAGAATGACCCTGTTTCAGAATTGAACAGTGAACTCTGGAATAGTGGCGTAGAGGCAAATAAGGAAATCGCTCGTAAACAAAAGCGAAGACTTGCATACTATGCTAATATTCTTGTAGTACAAGATTCTGGCAACCCTTCGAATGAAGGTAAAGTGATGCTTTACAAATTTGGTAAAAAGATCTTTGACAAAATTAAAGATGTTATGCAGCCACAATTTGAAGATGAGGCTCCACTTAACCCATTCGACTTCTGGGACGGTGCTAACTTTAAACTAAAAATTCGTCAAGTGGAAGGATACAGAAACTATGACAAATCTGAGTTTGATTCAGCATCACCAATAGCAGCAACCGATGAAGAAATCGAAGCAATCTGGAGTAAACAACATTCTCTACAAGAGATCGTTGCTCCAAGCAACTTTAAAGATTACGCAACTCTGAAAACGAAACTGACACAAGTTTTAGGATCAGGCGCTTCAGTCGGAACTGCAGAACAAGTTTCAATGCAAACTAACGATGCCGAAGATGATAACTTTGCACAAAAAGTTGTTGCTCAGCAAGCTACAGTAAGTAGCGCATCCGAAGATGAAGATGAAACTTTATCCTACTTCGCAAGTCTAGCACAAGACGACTAAGGAGTTTGTAAGGGGTCGGCAACGGCCCCTTCTTTTTTATTATGATAGTAATCTCAATGCCACGATGTGGTGGAACTAAATACTGCCAAGACTTGTCCAATACAACAGGACTTCCTTATAAGGGAGACATGGACATTTACAACCTTCCCGAATTAGGATCGGTTTGGCACCATATTAAAACTACACACCACGAAACTAATACTGGCGGATTGATTACAATCGACGATACTGTAGACACGGTATCTAACTATAAGGACAACATCGTTCTAATTAACAAAAACTTTACACCCATGTTACCATTCGGCGATGTGTATTTAATTAGAAAGAACCTTAGAAACATCTTTACAAGTTTAACCGAGTATTGGCTACGAATAGGTGGGGGAGAGTTTCCTACCATATTTAATGAAAAGAACTTGAAAGAGATGGCAGTTCAGTGTAAAATATACATTGAATATTTAAACAACAATAATATTGAACCGGTTTATTACGAAGATTATTTTAACGATCATCCTCACAATACACCAATACTAGATAACCACAAAGCTAAAGAAGCATATTTACACTTTATAGATGAGACCATGTCTCAATTAGGATTAAGCGCTCTTAGCTCAACTGGATAGAGCAACAGCCTTCTAAGCTGTAGGTTCCAGGTTCGAGTCCTGGAGGGCGCGCCAATATATATAAGAACATGAAAAAAGTACAACCAAAACAAATGGACTCTGTAAGGGAAACAATCGACGAACTCGACAGACTTCTTGTAGAATTAATTGGCCAACGTATGGCTCAAATAGAACAAGCAGCCTTTATTAAAGGGGATAGGAATCTTATTGTTGATGAATGGCGCATCGAAGACGTTATTACAAAGGTAAGAGCCGCTGCTAACACCCACTATGTTAATCCAAATTTAGTA